GAGATGGGGTCTGGATTCGCCGCTATCTGGTGTATTTCGATTTCAGCAATCGTCGGGCAGAACTGGAATTTCATGGCCGGGGGATATGGTGGACGGACGGAAAGACCATCAAGCAGTGGAAACGCAGCTGGAGTGAAAAAGAGGAATATATTATGTGCCAGCGCCCGAAGTTATCCGCAATGCTGACGGCCCCCTCTGGTCCGTATCAGCCGTATACATTGGCATCCCATACTGACCAATTTGAGAGTGATGTTCGGAAAGTGCTGAAATCTGAATGGATGTACCAGTACGACAATCATCTCAATTTTCCATGGGAGGTTCGTCAGTGGGAAATCGTGAATCGGTATCCGATGGCCGAAAGCCTTGTGAAAACGGGCTGGGCTGATGCGCTGTGCTCTCAGGTGTACGACGAATATGAACACAGCACCCGCATCAATCTTCGCGCAGAGACCTATTACGGTGTGTTTGGCTTAAACCGTCAGGAACTGGCCGTGGTCTCGCAGAGCAAAAAGTCGTTCCGCGAGGTGGATAATGCGCTGGAATGGAAAGAAGCCGGCCTCGCAATCAATGGCAAGAACATGGCAATGACGGCCAACATCCGAAATCTCTCAGGAATGGCCAAGACATTACAGAAAAGCGGAATGACGCGAAGCTTGAAATATCTCCGCCAGCAAACAAGACGAATCACGGGTAGCTACAACGGCCATATCGCACTTAGAGTTGCGCAGGACTGGTCGGACTACCTTGACATGGCCGAAAAAGTGGGGATGAATATGCAGCTTGAAAGCGTGATGTTCCCGCTCGACTTGAAGCGCCGGCATGATGATCTTGTGCTGGAGCGCAATAAGCGGCACCGGATGGAAGTCATGAAAGGTGCAAAACGCTCTATCGAAAAGGAAGCGGAACAGCTGGAAAAGCAGTTCCATATCGAAAACATCTACAAGAAGATCCGCAAAATCTACGAGTACGATGGAGCGGAGTACATTATCCGGGTGCCAGAGGGCGCAAAGGACATTTTGCAGGAGAGCAAGTTCCTTGACCACTGCATCCAGCGTGGAACTAGGTACTTTGAGCGTATTTCTGTTCGGGAAAGCTACATTTTCTTCCTGCGAAAGAAGTCTGACCCCAATACGCCGTGGTACACCTTGGAGGTGGAGCCGGGCGGTACAGTTCGGCAGAAACGCAGCTATAACAACGACCAGTATGCAGATCTGGAAGATGCCAAGCCATTCATCGAGGAATGGCAGCAGGTGGTGCAGGGGCGCATGACAGCATCGGAAATTTCTTTTGCAAAGCAGTCCAAAGAAATCCGTGCACAGGAGTTTGCAGAGTTAAAGGAAAATGGAAACATTATTCGCACAGGCGCGAATGCCGGTAAGTTGCTGGTTGACGAGCTGATGCACGACCTGATGGAGGTGGAAAAGCGTGTTGGCTAAAATCGAACTTTCCCTTGCGCCGTCTAAGGCAAAAGGACTCTCGGAAGATGAACGCTTAGAGTTGGGACGGCTGCTCTTGAAAGCGGGGTATCGGGTTGACATCGTGCGCCGCCGTCCAAACGCCAACCCGGGCACCCAGTACGAGTACTATATGATTCTGGACAAGGGGGATAGCAATGCCTGATACCCGCAAAGGACACAACCCCAGCGGTGCGCCGGACCCCACCCGGGCGCGTGCCGAAAATAACATCCAGAAGGACGAGAAACGGGTGCATGATCTTATTCACGTTCTGCGGTATGTGGCAGATGCCGCAGGGTTTGAGATTGCAGAGCGCATTGTCCTGATCGACAGCCAGTCGGGGAGGATCTATCGGTGAACAGAACAAAAAACGAATTGGCGGATTACGCATGGAATCCTGTAACAGGATGTCTGAAAGACTGCCGATATTGCTACGCAAAAAAGAGCGCTTTACGCTTTGCCAGCGACTGGAGACGAAATCTTGCAGAACGTCCGAAGGTTCAGCAGGTCGGAGCAAACCTCTTTGAGCTGGACGCTCCATGGGAAACCACAAATAACCGCTTTCTGAACAACCCAACCGGATTTATGCCCACGATACATAAGTATCGCATGGATTGGCCACAAAAGGTCAAAGTGGGCTCAACCATCATGGTATGCACGGACGGCGACTTGTTTGGTCCGTGGGTGCCGGAAGATTGGATTCTTCAGGTATTCGCTGCGGCCGAAATGGCACCCCAGCACCAGTACATTTTCTTGACGCAGTACCCGGTGAGATATCAGAACCTTGCAAACCATGGGGCACTTCCACAGAAAAACAATTTCTGGTACGGCTCTACCGCAACGATTCTGTCAGACAGTGTGTGGGCAAACGAAAAGTATAATACGTTCGTAGCCATAGAGCCGCTTCTCGGACCGTTTGAAGGCGATGCAACAAAAACGTTCCGAAAGCTGAAATGGGCAGTTATTGGAGCGGAGACAGGCCAAAATGCCGGAAAGGTTATTCCAAAGGCTGGATGGATACAGGATATTCTGACATCGGCAGATGCAGCTGGAACGCCGGTGTTCATGCGAAGTAGCATGGAAAACGTGGTTGGCGTTCAGAGTATGCGGCGAGAGAAGCCGCAGCCCCTCCTTCAGAGAATTCCATCTGATGTGCAGAAAAGTCGTTTGTGGGAGCACTGCACGGTCTGTGGCAAATACCAGCCCATGAAAGAAATGTACGCCCTGCTCCTGCGCAGAAAGCGTGGTGATAACCCGGAGCGGGTGGCTTATATGTGCCCTGAATGCTATGTGAAATTCAGCATGAAGCACTTTGAGAAAGGAGAAAAGGAAGATGAAGTTTGAGCGAAGCGAACTTGGAGCGCTGTTTTCCAAGTTGCGCACGGCGGTGCCGGAGGTTCGGGCGGTGGGCACCGATGATGCAGGAATCCTGTTGAGCGGCTCCAATGCATACGCCACCAATCTGGAACTGAGCGTCCGTGCTGGTCTGTCCAAGCCGATTGAGCAGGATGTGGTGGTTCCACCGCGCGGTGTTGATTTTATCAGCGGCACGGTAGCACCGGAAATCAGCATCGAGGCCGATAAAGGAATCCTTACCGTGAAATCCGGCACGGCCAGGGCACGCCTGAACACAACGCCGGCAGAGAACTACCCGGAGTTTTCTGGCCCGGGCAATGATGCAAAGCGGTGTATCGTGGGGGCCAACGATTTAAGCTGGGCAATCTCCAAAGTCCTCTATGCGGTGTCGAAGGACGATAAACACCCTGCGCACCGTGGCCTGTGCTTCTCTCGGAAAGGCGAGGATGTGCTGGAAATCTGTGCGCTGGATGGATACCGGATGGCGATTGCCAGAATCAATTGCACAGCTGATGGTGATTTTCGCTTTACGCTTCCTGCGGCCACGGCAAAGGCAGTTGATACGCTTTCTATGGATGGTAGCGTGGAAATTGTGCGTGACCGGAAAAAGGCTGTTTTCAGTGACAGCAATTTCGAGGTGAAGTCCCGCCTGATTGCGGAGCCGTTTCTGGACTATGGTAAGGTTGTGGCCCAGAGAAATGAAGGAACCCGAATTGCGCTTGACAGAAAAGAACTGCTGGGCGTTCTGGGTCGCGTCAAGCTGGCCCGGTCTGCAGACGCAAAAGAAAAGAGCGTTCTGGTAATGGACCTGGAGCCCGGCGGCACCGGCAGAGCATCAATGCGCAGCACGATCGCGCAAATGAATGAGGAGTTTTCCTTTAGCGGAAAGTTGGAAGACCCCTTGCGAATCGGCTTCAACCTTGAATTCCTGAGCGAGGCTTTGAAGTCGATGGAAGAGGACGAAGTCAGCGCATGGGTAGTTGGGCCGCTGTCCCCTGTAAAGCTGATTGAACCGCAGTATGAAGCGCTGGTGCTTCCCGTTAAGGTAAGGGGTGAAGCATGATGCAGGATAGAACTTTTCGCGGGCAGTCTGCAGATGGCGTTTGGCATGAAGGATTCCTGATTCGTTCCCCAGGTGTGAAAAACAGCCGCCCGGGCGAGGGCTGGTACATCAACTCCGAGCAAGAGCCGGCATACGCCCATCTGGTCAAGCCTTTTACGATCGGTATGAACACAACTCTGACGGACGGAAACGGGGTACCTGTTTTTGAGGGGGACATTTTGGAAGACGATCGATGCGGAAAAGATGTGATTTTTGCCGTAAGATACGGCGAATACATCGACTACGGCGTAGGCCATATTGGTTTCTACGCGGAATTTTCGGAGAACCGAAAGGAGTTTGTCGAGCATGGTCTTGCAAGCCTGGTTCTGACCGCAAAGGTGGTTGGAAATGTAGTTGATACGCCGGAGCTGATGGGCATGAGCACTGGAAAGGAGTAGTAACATGAAGTGGATTGAGACGATTACCCCGAAACAGGCAGCTGAAGAGCTGGGAGTACCTTATCACGGCTGGATGAGGGAGATGGATCGGGCATGGATCAGCGAAGACCAGAAGTACAGCGTGATGTCTCGTTTGCTCCGCACGGAATGGGGCAAGGTCGAACACGTCACGATTACGGCGGCAGAGGGCGTTGGCCGGAGTGACGGCAGCGGGGATATCCCGTGGGCCGTCAAGATGGAAATTAAAAACGACCTGTTCGGCGAGAAGCGAGTTGCCGTCGAAGTGTTCCCAACGCAGGACCGGCTGGTGGACGTCTGCGACTGCTATCACCTCTGGGTGTTTGAGAAAGGTTTCCAGCTTCCGTTCGGCATCCACCCGCGCGATAAGAAAACGGTGACGGTCAATCGCGGCAGTACCAGAGTTCGGGCCATTGACGGCGCAGGACGCGAACACAGCATCAAAGAGCTGCTGGAAGAGAATGGTGCGGCGGACGTTCCTAAACAGGCATATGCACAGGCTATGGCCGGGTATATGATGAAAAATCTTCTGGGAGGGTGATGCAAAATGTGGCTTTGGATTGTGCTGGTGGTTCTGGCGGTAATGGCTGCACTTCTGATTTATGCGGCGTGCTGCGTGGATGGTGATATAGACCGCCAGAGCGAAGCGCACCCGCCGAAACCAGAGAAAGGACGAGACGATGGCAAAGTATGAGATGCTTATCGCTGCATCCGGGAAACGTGGCTCTGCACTCCTGCCGTGCGTTGTTGTCGATGAAAAGGGCATTAAGCGTGCTGCTGTACGGGCTAAGGCGATGGCTAGAGCTTGCCACCCGGAGTATGAAAAATTCAATGTGGTGAAGATGAAGGTGATTTCAGATGAATGAAAAGGGATTGATGGAACAGTCGAACGCAGCGATTAAAGCGGCGCTGGAGCTGTACGCGGCTGACCATGGGAAGTTGAACGATGGTGACAGCTTTACGACAAAGCTCAATAACTGTGTGCTCACCATTTCGCTGAAAGATGGGAGCTTGGACGTACAGTTTGACCCGGACGCAGACGTCGCGGTGGACACCCCGTACACACTGGACATGAAGCTCGACATTTATGAGGAGGAAGACAATGGATGAGTACATCAACCGTGAGGACGTATTGAAATGCCTGGAGTATAACACGATTCAGAAGCCGAGTGCGAATGATGTTGTTTCTGCGACTCTCCGGGTAGCGCGGGAAAAGGTCGAGAAACTTCCTGTTGCACAGGAAGGAGCGCTACTTTCTTTCTGGCGCGACCCCGACAAGGATCCTCCGAAAGTTGAGACGGAAGTGCTGATTCTGTTTGAAACAGCCTGCGGCGGATATGGGATTACGACGGCCCACTACGAAGATGGCACTGTTTTGTCCGAAAAAAGCAAGTTCTACTGGGAAGAGATTTTCGAGTGGGGCACCTATGATGAAGAGCATGACGATTATCTCATCCCCAAAGGCTGGTGGGAATATCGTTATTTCAACCCGGAGGATGTTTACAACAACCGTGTTGATTCTCCTGTGGTTGGGTGGATGCCTTTGCCGCCGAAGGAGGTAGTGAAAAAATGAGAACGCTTAACGCTGACCAGCTGAAAGCTGTGCTGAGCATGGAAAGTTCACTGGGACATATTCACACGCTGGCAGATGTCGAAAACACGATTGATTATCTTGCCAAAGAAGAACCGGAAGCCGTAGCCGGTGTAGAAAAATTCAACATTTTCGATACCATGTGGTCGAGGAAAATTCAGGCGGCGTTTCCGCAGTCGTTCGTGAATATGCAAAACGAACTTGTTTTCAGTCTGAGAACTGATTCCGGCTTCAGACTGAAAGATGTGACCAACGAAACCCAGCTGAAAGCAAAAATTTTGGAGTGGCTTACGCGGACTGCAATTAAAGCAGTCTCGCCCAAGGAAAGAAAACTCCACTTTGAGGGCATCAACAAGCTGCTGGGTACGAATTTTACGTTGGAGGAAATGACGGACATCTATACATATCTCGGAAATGGAATCAATCACGACCTTTGCGTGAAGTTTGTGGAGAGCGGCTACGATATGACGATGATTCAAAAAGAAGGGTGAGCAAATGGATAAGCAAAAGATTAAGAGTGTTCCGAGGCTGACGACCGACAACCCGGTGGACAATTTTCAGACTGCCCTCAACTTTACTGACGTCAGCGAGGACGGCTGGGTATGGCTGCGGCAACCTGAAATGGCACTGACCGAGTATGCGCGGCAGCTCGTCAAGGGGCATGGCAGCAGCATCGATCTGGGCTGCAATGATATGGAGCTCTCCGAAAGCCTGACCGATCACCTCTTCGACGACCCAAAGCAGAGCATAGATGGCCTGATTGCGGAGCACTACACGATTTTGTGGGCCTATGCGACCCTGCGGGAAAAGCTCAAATGGTACGAGGATGCGGGCATCCCGGCCATTCCTGATTATGGCCTGAGCACCATCCGGCGGGCAATCAATCGGTACGGCACCACCCCGCAACTCCAGATGGCGATCAAGGAAATGTCAGAGCTCACGAAGGCAATCTGCAATCTCCAGCGGGCCGTAACCTTCAACTACCGCAACGGTGCGAAGATCAAGGTCGCCCACGAGAGCGTCAGGGAAGAAATCGCGGACGTTTACATCATGCTGGCGCAGCTCGTTGAGATTGTCGGTAAGCCGGAAGAGGTACAGCAGATCGTGCTCGAAAAGCTCGAACAGCTCAAAGACGACCTGGACGGCGGGGAGGTGCAAAGTGAGTAAAGCTGTTCTGCTGAGCATCCAGCCAAACTGGTGCAAGATGATCTGGGCAGGAATGAAGGAAGTCGAGGTGCGCAAGACTCGCCCGACACTGGAAACACCGTTCAAGGCGTACATCTACTGCACCGGTCACGATGGCTGGGTTATGAAGTCGCCCAAGGCTGGCGTGCAGAAAATGGACAGCAGAGTGATCGGCGAGTTCACCTGCGACAAAATCGACAAGCTCGTCCACGTCGGAACGATGATGGACATAAACATTTTGACATCGGACGGGTGGTATAAACCGGCAGATACACTGCTTCAAGCCGCCTGCCTGACCGAAGAAACCGTTAAAAAATATCTGCAAGGTCGTAATGGCTACGGCTGGCACATCTCTGACCTGAAGATTTATGACAAGCCCAGAGACCTTGACGAGTTTTCGCGTTTTGGCTTTTTTGGAATGGGCAGATCAAATTGTGTTTGTGGAAATTGGCGTTGTGAAAACTATGAAACGTCTTATCACTACATGATTCCACCGACTTGCAAAATCGACGGATGTTCCATTTGCCGCCCGCCTCAAAGCTGGTGCTATGTGGAGGATGCAGAATGTACGTCATGAACAAAAAATGGGACTCCATCACGAACATTGCCCAGTGCACCAGCGTGTATGTGAGTCCTGAACACGAAATCAAGGCGGTTCCTACGGGTGGCGGCGCGGTATATCGTCTGGGTCAGTACGAAACGGCAGAAATTGCCCGCGCTGTGCTGAATGATCTGTATATGCACATTCCGACTGGCTGCATCTACCAGATGCCGAACGACCAGAGGGCACTGGTTCTGGCTCGCGGCATGAGTGATGAACGGCCTGAAAAGTTTGCTGGGAACGGCAAGAAGCCGGTGCGTAGGGGAGGATCCTGATGGCAAAGAAACATCATTGTGGTCGAAAAGACAGGCCGCAGAGGGTATGCAATCCTGATGCTTGCCCCAATTGTATGTACGTCGGAGAGGGCGACAGCTGGTGCGACAAAATCGGAGAAATCGTTTTTTCTGACTGGGAGCCTACAGAGTATTACATGGGGTGCTGCAAGAAAGGAAAAGAAAAGTGACCGCATTAGAGATTTTCAAAACTATTTTGAAGTGGCTTCAGATTATGGCAGTGAGCTATGCAACTGGGGTGCTCATTGTGTCTGAAATTCCTAAAAGAAAAGCACCACTATGTGACAAGTGTGCCCATCTGCGCTTTAAAAGGGCAAAAAACGATGTGTGCTGCAGATATGTCTGCAATTTTTGGGATCTGCCACCCTTTGACGATCCCCCAGAGTTTTGCAATAGATTTGAGGAGAAAAAATGAAAGCACACGTTGAACCTAAAAGCCGGGAATGCCCGTTCTGTGGTGCACCGACCTATGAAGTCGTGAGCGTCACGGGCATGAAATGCGTTCGGTGCACCAATAAGAAAAACTGCGGTGCAATCGTCAGTTTCAACAACAAGGACTGTGATGAACGCGGTGTTTCGCCGGTGGTGTACTTCAATCGGCGGGCAGGAAAGGAGTGAATAAGGGTGCCGTGCTATGAGGTCGCAATCGAAGCAAGAAAAAATGATACGGCAGAAAAATGTATGCTTTCTGCATGGATTCGTGGAGAAAACACTCCGAAAGCCGTAGAAGAAGCCTTGCAGAAAGTAGCTTATGAACACCCCAATTTTGGAATGCTGCGCCCGGTATGCGTAGAAGAGCAAAAACTGGTAGCAGCGTATTGGCAGGGAACATCGGCACCTCGCCGGCAGTGGAAAATAGTTCATAAGTATAAAGTGGAATATAGATCCCCAGTGAGTAAGGAACTGCTCAAAAAATCTTATGTGTGGGCAGTATCCGCAGAAGAAGCTGTGGGCTATGCAAAAGAGAACGCTGGAATTTCAGGACTTATAGTGAATGCGGAGGAATCTAATGAATCTGATTCGTGAAATTTTCTTTAGTCCGATGGTCGTGGATGCGGCCGGAATCATCCTGATTGTGGCTGCATTGCCTATGGTAGGTTGGTCTTGGGCTGTAAGCCACATGGCTGGACCGAAGGTCAAAAATGCAAAGGAGGGCACATGAAAGCACATCTGGCGTTCCTGTGCAATGGCCGGTGTCAGTGGTGCAAAAGCCGTTGGGACTGCGGCAAAGCGAGAAGATTCCTAGCAAAAATTTTCGGGTGCAAAGATTGGAGATGGCAAAACAGATGAAGAACATTCGCCAGCAGCGGGCTGATGAACGGGATAAGGCGGCGCAGATTTTCACTTGATGTATGGTGGTGGCTATGCACCAGGAAGAGGGCATTGGAGCCACACGCTTGGAGCGGGCCTGTAATGAGATGCACGAGTTTCAGCAGCGGTATAGGACAAAAATCCTGACCGAGAACCGCAAGAGTGCAACGGATGCCATGCGGGAGGACTTGAAAGGTATCTGTGATTTTGAGGTCCGGCTTCCGCAGACCAAGGCTCCGCGCAACCGCAGGGAAGAGCAGCTCCGCATGGCCCAGAACGAGGGCGCAGAGATCGCTTGGCTGGTTATGGCGGCAACAACGCACCTGACCTTCGGCTTCGGCAAGGAACGGCTTGCCCGCTTGAAACAGGAAACGCTGGATAACTACCGGCAGTACATCGGATGGGTAGAGCAGGACGGTGAAGCCTATGCAATGGAACTGCTTCGCCGCTGTTCGGAACAGGCTTTGCAGGAAGAACTCAAAATCAACGATATGCGGGAAAGCAAAGATCATATCCTGCCCGGCGGCTCCGCAGAAGCCCAGAGGGCAGATATGCTGCGGGCAATGGAGGCTGTATCGGCTAAGATGGCAGCAGAGCGCGGCATTACCCGCCAGCCGCTGGCCGTTTTGAGCCAGAGTGAAATTTCCCGCCGCATGAGCGCAATTTGAGCAAACAAAAAGAGGACTGCTTGCGCAATCCCCCGAGAAAAGCAATTCTATTATACCTAAATTGATGGATTTTGGCAACGTAGAACAGGAGGATGCGCAAAATGACTATCCCGGAAGATATGATGACATTCATCGAAGAAACTGCCCGCAAAGCTGCCCGCGAGGGTGCAAAGGAAGTTGTGGCCGAGCAGGCCCGTAAAGCCGCAGGCCGGTGTGACCGCCGGTTGCGGAACACGAAGTTGCTCCTGAAGAACTACCGGATGTTCAAAAAACATTGCACGGGTGCGGTCTATACGGACGAGGCTGGCGAACATGATGGTCAGGAGGAAGAAACCGCACTGGAACTGCTGGACATGATGCTCCAGCGGAACAATGCCATTACGGTTGAATCCATCCGCAACAGCTGCCGGCGCACTAAAATCATGATTCGCCATATCGATGCAATGCTTGGCCTGTACGAAACCTACTGCGCCCAGAGCGACAATGAAGCTCTGAAGCGGGGCCTGCGCATCATCAAGGCCATGTACATTGACGAGACCACCAAGCCTGTGGAGCAGATTGCGGCGCAGGAAAACGTGAGCGCCCGGCAGGTTTACCGTGACCATGATGCAGCGGTGGATAAAATCTCGATGCTGATGTTTGGGATCGACGCCCTGGAAATGTCTTAGTCCGATGTCAAAAAGATGTCATGGACGTGTCACAGCAAAAGTGGTACAATAATACCGTAAAATTCTAATCATAGCGCATTGCCCGCCCGGTTTCGCCACCGGGCGGGTATTTTTATGCCCGGAAAGGAGGAAAGATACCGCCGCTCCCCAATTTGTCCCGCCACGCCAGCGGGGAAAGCAAAGAAGGGAGAAAAGATGAATCAGCAAGTAGTGTATCAGGATATTTCACAGATCCATCCCTATGAAAATAACCCCAGAAACAACGAAGCTGCCATTGAGCCGGTGGCCCAGAGCATCAAAGAGTTTGGCTTCCGGGTGCCCATCTTGATTGATGGGAAAGGAACCATCATTGCCGGACACACCCGCTATGAGGCCGCAAAAAGGCTGGGCATGGACAAAGTGCCCTGCATCCGGGTCGATGACCTGACGGATGCGCAGATTAAGGCCTACCGCATTGCAGACAACAAGGTGGCAGAAGCATCCTCTTGGAATGATGATGTGCTCCGCGCCGAAATGGATGCATTGCAGGCGCTGGATGTAGATCTGAGCAGCACTGGCTTCAGCGAAGTGGAACTTGATGGTCTGCTCCGGGATGTGGACGATTCTGATTTTGAGGAGTTTTTCACGGAGCCTGCCCAACAGCCGCCCAAAGCGACCGATACAGGCCCGGACCCCGAAAGCCAGCAATCTGGACAGCCTGCACCTTTTCAGCCCGCTACGGCGCAACAGAGCGGCTCTAAGCTTATCCAGTGCCCGCACTGCGGAGAATGGTTTGAAACATGAGGCTGTGTTTGGCGGGAACATTCCCGTCAGAGAAAATCGTGCGGGAAAACAGGCCGGAGTACGTTCTGGAGAGCTTTTTCTATATCAAGCCGTGGCAGGTCGAGGAAATGCCGAAGTGGAAGATGTTCCTGCTCGACAGCGGGGCATTCACGTTTATGCACGGGGTAGAGGCTTCATCAAAGCCAGTGGATTGGGACGGGTACCTGAGCAGGTATATCGACTTCATCAACCGCCACAACGTGCAACACTTCTTCGAGTTGGACGTAGATATCATCGTAGGTTATGATGCGGTAAAGCGCATGAGAACCCGCCTTGAAGCCGAAACGGGCAAGCAGAGCATTCCCGTCTGGCACCGCTCCCGCGGCCTTGACGAGTTCAAGCGCCTGTGCAGGGACTATCCCTATATCGGCATCGGCGGCTTCGCAATCAAGCACATCCAGCCCAGCGAGTACGGCTACATCAAACGGCTGGTGCAGTATGCGAACGCCTGCGGGGTGCGGGTGCACGGCCTGGGCTACACCAAAAAGGATGCAGTTGACTTTGGATTTTATAGCGTGGACAGCACCACATGGACTACACAGGTCAATTTTGGCGGCTTGTCCTACTTCAACGGCTCAGAAATGGTTGTGGTCAGGCCCCCGAAGGGCATGATAGGCGCAGACTATCGGATTCGCCGAGAGTATGCACTGAAAGAATGGATCAAATACCAGAAGTACCTTGATACGAAAGGAAAATGGCGTGGATAAAGATATCGTATACCGCGTTGAGGATGGCATGGACAGAGAAAAAATCCTCTGCACCACCTACCAGATGCGAAATTTTTATATGCAGTTCAGGGATGGCTTTTTCACCAACCTGGACGTGATGAACTACATCCAGCACCTTGCTGCCGCCCACATGGCGAAAAAGGGGATGAACGTGCTGGATGTGTGCTGCGGCCGCTCTTTGATGCTCCCGTTGTTGCGCTACTATGCAAAGGACATCGCATCCTATACCGGCGTAGACATCAGCAAAGCGAACATCAAGGAAGCCATGCGCGGCGCGACCGCAAAAAATCTCGAACCCAAAGACCTGGCCTCCTACTATCCGTTCCGGGTGGGCTGGAAGCTGGGCAACGTTGCCGAGATGTCGAAAGTCATTCCGGCGGGGTTCGCCGATTTTGTAATTTACACCTCTGCCATTGAGCACATGCACCCCGTAGATGGCGCAAAAAGCCTTGCAGAATGCTACAAGGTGATGAAGCCGGGTGCAAAAATGTTTCTCTCCTGCCCGAATACCCCGGGCAATGGGTATCAGACCCAGTACCGCGCCCACGTCTATGAGTGGGGTTACGATGAGCTGAAAAGTAAGCTGGCCGAAATCGGATTCAGCATTGTGCAGGAAGTGGGCCTGGTCACCAGCGTCCGGGAAATGGACGAGTTCTATTCCAAGCAGGAGCCGGCACTGCGGGACTTCTACACCCGCATGAAAGCCTATGTCCCGTCTGCATTCCTCACAGCCTTTATGGCGATTCCGTTCCCGCGTGAGGCAAAAGAACTGCTGTTCATCGTTCAGAAGCCGAAAGGAGAAGAAAACAATGGCTAAGTTTGAAAATCGCTACGGCGTGCGAAAAATTGTCTACAAGCAGAAATGCCGGTGCTTCTGCCCCATCGGAAAGGCAGACTACACCAATGAATTTACCGTGACCATGGAGCCGGCAGAGATTATCCCGGACTACTGCGAGATCGACAAGTTCATCCGCGAATGTCTGGAAGGCGAAAGCCTGGTCATCGAGGAAGCGGCCAGCAAGCTGAAGAAAAAGCTGGTTGAGGAAGTGCACCCCAGCTGGATCATGGTCGAATCCGCGGTGAATGACGCACCCCACGGTAATGTGGTCGTTATGGTATGAGGGGGACAGGGAACATGAAAAACACCAAAGCCCTCTGCCAAACTGCAGTTGTCGCGGCTCTGTATGTCGCATTAACTACCCTGAACCCGCTGTCCTGGGGAGCTGTGCAGTTCCGCGTGGCCAATATGCTGTGCGCACTCCCGTTCAAGGATAAGCGGTATGCCCCGGCGGTGCTGCTGGGAATTGCAATCGCAAACGCAACGAGCCCTTTCGGCCCGGTCGATGTGCTCTTTGGCCTGCTGGCTGAGGGGACCGCATACGCACTGGTGGTCTGGGGGCCGTGGAAAAAACTGGGGATTCTGTGGAAAGCGGTTATCCTCTCCCTGTCCGTGGCTCTGTTCATCGGCGTGGAACTGTCTATGATGGTCGGCGCACCGTTCTGGCTGACAAGTGCTGGCCTGTTCGTGGGCACATTCCTAGCTGTGGAACTGGGAAACCTGATGATCTCTAAAACCGCTCTCGCAAAGGTCGTGTGAGAGGGGACGCGGCGCTGGCTCTGCAAAGGGTCGGCGCTTTTTCTTCGGAACAACACAACAGCCCGGGTAGATACCGGGACAGAAAATGAAGAAGGATAGTGGTGGCGATGTAGATGGAAACGCGAGATAAGGCGTTCACCCTTTATAAGAAAGGGATGGGATGCACCGAAATCGCAAAGAAGCTGGGCGTATCGCTGAACACTGTGAAATCGTGGAAGAAGCGCTATTGGGATGCACAAAAGGGTGCACCCAAGAAACGCACCTCGCCGCACCCCAAAGGTGCATCCTCCAAGCGCACCCCGAAAGCCCCGCAGGATGGAAAACCGAAACCGGGTGCACCGCCGGGCAATGTCAATGCAGTTGGCAATCATGGTGGTGCGCCGCCGGGAAACCAGAATGCCTTGAAACACGGCGGGTGGTCCGCTGTAATGTTCGGTGCCTTTTCGGAAGAGAATCAGAAAGCTATCCAGGACTGCACGAAGGATGTGGATGCAGAAGACCTGCTGATACAGGAGCTTCAACTGCTGACTGCCCGGGAGGCCTTTCTGCTTCAGCGCATTTCCGCAGTCCAGGAAAAGAAGCAGCACATCCAGTCGGTGCACACATCCAAGTCCAGCCGGTCGTTTACCCGCTTGGATGAGGATAAGGAAAAAGAGGCCCACGACAAGGAGGTCTACATTGAGCGGATAGATGCCAAAGTCAGTCGGGAAGAAAGGCTCCCCGGCACCACCGTAGAAACATCAACCACCGTTGAATCAAGCTACCTTATCGTGGAACGCTTAGAGCGGCTATTGACCGATGTACAGCGCCAGAAGTCCAAGGTGATACAACAGCTTGCCGACCTGCGCAGAATGAGCGACAGCGGCAAGAACGAGTTGGTAGACGATTGGGTTGCGGCCGTTGAAGCCGCGGATGCGGAATCGGAGGGCGCAGACGATGGCGATGAAGCAACGTGAAGTCTTTGCCCGGCGGGTGCCCTTGTACCGCAAAAATCCCTGCAAATTCTTTGCGGAGGTGACTGGCTTTGCGCCTGATCCGTGGCAGAAAGAAGCTGCTACGGCCATTGCGCAACATCGCAAGGTGTCTATTCGCTCTGGGCAGGGCGTTGGCAAAACCGCCTTTGAAGCGAACCTGGTCCTTTGGTTTCTTTCTTGCTTCCCGTATCCCCGCGTGGTGTGCACGGCACCGACCCGCCAGCAGCTGAACGATGTCCTCTGGGCCGAGATTGCCAAGTGGCAGGAACGCAGCCCTGTCTTGCAGGCTATGCTTGTTTGGACAAAGACCCGCGTTTACATGAAAGGGCATGAGAAACGCTGGTTTGCCGTAGCCCGCACAGCCACCAAGCCGGAGAATATGCAGGGCTTCCACGAAGACAATATGCTTTTCGTGGTGGACGAGGCATCCGGCGTTGCTGACCCCATCATGGAGGCCATACAGGGTACGCTTTCCGGCGATAACAACCGCCTGCTGATGTGCGGAAACCCAACGCAGAACACCGGCACATTTCACGATTCGCACACCGTGGATGCCCAGTCCTACTACTGCATGAAGGTGTCCAGCCGGGACAGCCCCCGTACCAACAAACAAAACATTGCAGATCTGGAACGGAAGTTCGGAAAGAACAGCAATGTTGTTCGTGTCCGTGTGGATGGCGAGTTCCCGGAGAATGAAGACGATGTCTTTATTCCGATGGCGCTCGCCACAAGGGCTGTCAATGCTGAACCGCTGGAGCACAATGTTCCGGCCCGAATCTCTATTGGGTGTGACGTGGCCCGCTTCGGCAACGATGATACGGCCATTGCACAGAACATTGATGGAGATATCCAAAAGCTGGTCACACGCCACGGTCAAGACCTGTACGCTACGGCAGATGATATCATTGCGATATATAAAGCCCTGCGTGCAGCGTATCCGCAGTACCGCGGCCTGATTTATGCGGTCATTGATGACACCGGCGTTGGCGGCGGCGTGACCGACATTCTCAACCGAGAAAAGATTCGGCAGAAGCTAACCAAGCTGATGGTCGTGCCGGTGAACTTCTCCAGCGCCGTGCCGGACAAGGAAGCCGCCGGGCGCTATGCAGATATCGCAACGTGGATGTGGGCAGTCCTACGGGATATGGCCACGGCAGGCACCCTACATATCCCGAACGATTCAACCCTGATAGGACAACTTACCACCCGTAAATACATCTTCGCGGGCACACCACTGAAGCTGAAACTTGAAGGCAAGGATGCCTTGAAGAAGCGCGGCCTGACCAGTCCTGACCGCGCTGATGCGGTAGCTCTTGCGCTGTATGAGGGCGGCATCTTTGATGTGCGCAGTCTGATATGATAGCCGGAAAGGAGAAAAGGTGAAAAAAGTTATTGCCGGTAAAATCAAACCACAACTTCGCCTCGATGGCTATTACAACGTCCTGAATAAGTATGGCACCCAGCACGATAGCACCGAGTATTACCAGTGGGCAACTGGTGCTGCTGTGACAGACGCGGAACTGGCCGACCTTTATGCAGGAAATGGTCTGTTTTCGACCATCATTGATGCCCCAGCGGATGATGCCACCAAGAATGGCATTGACCTGGGTATCAAGGATAAAGACCTGCAAAAGCGGCTGGATGACCACCTGCAGACCATTCACTACCAAAGCAAACTTGCAAAGGCGCTGAAATGGGCGCGTCTGTTCGGTGGCTCCGCTGTTGTTATGCTGGTGGACGATGGCAGACTTCTTCAGGATCCGCTGAACTGGCGGGATGTTCACGGCGTGGCAGAATTGCTGGTTTACGGCCGCAACGAGGTGTTCCCGCTGTGGATCAACGGCTATGAGAACAACCCTGACGATGAAAACTACCGCAAAGGCGGTACGGGCATCCCGGAGTTTTACCAGGTGAACAGCGTGTACGGCAGTTATGTGGTGCATTCTTCCCGCTGCCTGATATTCCATAACGGGGAGATCCCCGAAGGCTCCACGATGGCCAACCTCTACCGTACATGGGGCATTCCGGAGTATATGCGCATCCGTGAAGAACTGCGGAATGCCAGCATCGGCCCGGGCTACTCCATTCGACTGCTGGAACGGCTGTCGATGGTAACATACAAAATGAAGAACCTTGCCAACGTTCTGTCTACGGCAGACGGTGACGATACGGTGCTTCAGCGTATGGAAATGCTTGACCTTGCCCGCAATCTGCTGAACATGGTCTTTATTGATGCAGATGGCGAGGATGTGGGCATTCAATCCCTGTCTGTGGCTGGTGTTAAGGACATTCTGGACAATGCCTGCGCAATGCTGTCTGCTGTGAGCCATATCCCGCAGACTAGGCTCTTTGGCCGTTCCCCAGCGGGTGAAAATGCCACCGGCGAAGGGGACATGGAGAACTATAAGGAAGCCGTGTCCGGCATCCAGTCTGGCGACCTCCGGGACAACACCCGCACGCTGGTCGAACTGATTCTGCGCGGAATGGTGTGGAACGGCGAAATCAAAGAGGTGCCGGAGTACACTATCACCTACAAGAGCGCATGGAGCCTGTCTGATGATGAAAAGGCTACGCAGGACCAGGCGAATGCCGCGGCCCAGCTTACCAGAGCACAGACTGTATCTACATACGTTACGGCTGGTATTTTGGAAATTCCCGAGGTTCGCCAGTCCTTGGCGCAGGATGAACAGTTTGACCCTGAAAACATCATCACGGAAGCAGATGTTAATCAGGACTGGGGCTTGGGCGAGGCTGACGTTCCCCGGCCGACCAATCCGCAGAACCCGCCTGCGGCAGGCAACCTGGTTACGGATGAAGGTGACTGCGGTTACGTTGCCGGCTTCGTTCTGAATGATGGAAAAATCCTCTGCGGCCAACGCTCCGATGGGCAAGGCTGGTGCGGCCCCGGCGGTCACATCGAACCCGGGGAAACGCCGAGCGTGGCATTCCGCCGGGAAGCAAAGGAAGAGTTCAATATTGACGTGGGAGATATTACCTATCTCGGCAACTGCAAGGGCAAGCCGGATGAGGTGCTTCCCGTTCAGATCTATCTCGTCAATGGCTTCGATGGCGTTCCTCGGTGTGACCAAAAGGAGATGTTCACGGCTACATGGATGCCCCCTGAACAGATTTTGAAACAGGATGTGCCCGGTGGACTTGTGTTTGAACCGTTTCTCAGAAGCGTGAAAGAATACCTTGACCGGCTGGGCATTACACTGGATGATTTTGACGAGAGCAAGCACAACCGCGATGAAGATGGAAAGTTCTCCAGTTCTGGCGGTTCTACATCATCAAAAGATGTATCGAGCAAGGAAAATTCATCAAAAGACTTGAATGATTCTCAAAGTCATGCTAAAATAAATTCTAACGCAGTTTCGGCAAAAGGCGCGAACATTTTCAAGGTGAAAGGTTTCCCCAACAAGCAGAAGCTGAACAACCACTGGCAGAATGGAAGAACCCACGCCGCTGAGTACGCTCCCGATGGCATTACAACAAAGGAGCAGTACGAAAAGCGGGCGGTTCAACTTTTGGAAAGCCCGTGCGGAAACGGTATAAAAGGCTACAAGACAAAAGATGGCCTTGTGTGCCGGTATGACGCGAAGAAAAATGACTTTGCAAAAGGTTCCCCAGAGAAGGGCGTAAGAACGATGTTCAAGCCTGACGATGGGGAAGATTACTATAAACGTCAGCTTGAATTGGAAGGAATCGAAGATGACTGAGAAAATCCTCTGCCCGGTATGTGGGCAGCATAGCTTTGATGAAGACAACGATTTTGAGGAATGCCCCGTGTGCGGCTGGGTAAATGATGGCGTGCAGAGAGCGGATCCTGATTATCGCGGCGGTTATAACCGCATCAGCCTGAACGAAGCTAAAAAGAAGTTTGCCGAAGGCAAAAAGGTGTTTGACTAAAATATTGGCGTTGAGAGCCTTTGCAGGTGACGTGAAAGCGTCCCTCGCAAAGGCTCTTTTTGTTTGCAGTCATAGCTCAGTTGGTAGAGCGCCTGCCCTCCAAGCAGGATGCCGCGGGTTCAAGCCCCGTTGACTGCTCCATATCGAGGGTTGGCCAAGTTGGATAAGGCATGGGCCTTTGACTCCCAGACCGCCGGTTCGAGCCCGGTACCCTCGGCTTTTACGCTGGTGTAGCTCAATAGGACAGAGCAGGCGATTTGTAACCGTCAGGCTGTGGGTTCAATCCCCACCTCCAGCACCACCCGCCGTACACCGTAATCGGCACCTCGATGGCATGAGGGAGCACCGACCCTGCTCCCAACAGACCGCTGCGAAGCGTTCCGGCCTGTTCCATGACAGAGCCGGCGCGGAGCCATAAACCGCGTTCCTTCCGCTTCGCACTTGGACGGATGCGCGCTGTAAGCAAAAGGTCAAAAATTCAAGCGCTGCATGCCATAAGGACAAAGACCCTGCATCAAGGTGGAGATGCAGGGTCTTTTTGATGTCTGCAAAGGGAAAATGGTTCCCGGAAAGATAAAGAGGTGGATATGCCTGTGAAGAATAATGGGCCCGGCATGACCGGGCGCTCTTCAATGATGAAAAAATCAAAGATCGAGCCGGAGTATCCGCAGTGGGCAGAAAGCAAGATGCGCGCAATCGAAAATCGGCGGTTGAAAGAACTGCAGAAGATTGTGCGAGAATCCATGCCTGAAATTCTGGCTATCGTTGCGGAAGAACAGAAAACCGGCTCCGACAGCATCAGACATGATGGATACAGCGACATGGTTCGCCGCATCCAGAACAGGTTCCGCATTATGCGTGACCGGCTCAGTCGGCGGCTGAAAACCGATCCGTTGGAACGGGATGTTCGCCGGTGCGCTGACTACACCGACCGGCGGCAACTCAAAGAATGGCAGCGCAGCGTGCGCGCCACGCTGGGAGTGGATATCCATGACGACTTCTTTCTCGGCGAAAGATACGACCGGATGCTTAAAAGATGGGTTGAGCAAAATGTCAGCTTCATTACCAGCATTGAAAGCGACTGCTTCGATGATATGGAGAACGTCATTATTGAGGGTTTTGCAAAAGGCCGCACCCCGGCGGCGATTTCCAATGAAATTCAACGCCGGTTTGATGTGACCAAGTCGAAAGCCAATCTTCTTGCGCGTGACCAGGTGGGCACCCTGAGCGCGAATCTGACCCGCACAAGGCAGGAATCCGCTGGGGTAGAGGAATATATCTGGAGTTCATCAGGTGATGAACGTGTGCGCGAATGCCACCGTGAACTTGATGGCCAGAAATTCCGTTATGACGATCCGCCGGCCATGTGGTACATGACAAAGCACGGCAAAGTGTATAGCGGGCGGCATTGCAATCCCGGAGAGGACTACCAGTGCCGCTGTGTTGCAAAACCTGTCTTTAACTTCGATAGGCTGAATTCTGCAGCCTTTAAGGAGAAGAAACAATGAAACAGAATCCGCCGCTAGTCCTTCGGAGCGAAATGCGGACAGACAGTGTGCCTGTCGATGAGCATTACAGCACCGAGGGATATTTTTATGATAACCCCATCCTGACCCGCACGGGCATCTTCAAGTACACGCTGGAAGATGGCTCGGAGCGTCGAGAATTGCGCAGGCCGGAAGATGTGTTTGCCCCGGAAAGCCTTGCAAGCTATGAGGGAAAACCCATCATCATAACCCACGATGCGCAGGTAATCGACAAGGACAATGCCCGCCGGGAGAGAGTGGGAACAATCCTGACCCCTGGACAGCAGGACGGAGAAACCGTTCGTGCAAAAATCGTCATTGACGACCCGGATGCGGTAAAGGCATCCGGCCTGCGGGAACTGTCTGTTGGGTACTATCAGGATCTTATCATGGAACACGGAGAATGGAACGGAGAGCCGTATGATGCAATCCAGACCCATATCCGAGTCAATCATCTGGCGCTGGTTGCTGTCGCTCGCGCCGGTGATGATGCACGCTTGAACATGGACAGCCAAGATAACAATGGAGGTACACCCCCTATGGACGAGAACGAGAAGATGAACAACCCCACGCAGGACGATGATACTACTGTGGAAACCACAAAGCCCACTGCCGATGATGGCGAGGCTCCCAGTGCTCCTGCGGCGGCTCCTGCCCTTGACCCGGCAGGCCTTGAAGCAGCACTCAAAGCCTATATCGCGGCCACCAACGGTGCTACCGCTGACGATGAAAACGACCCGGCGGCTGGTGACACCACTAATAAACCCACCAAGGACGAGGGCGAAGGTGACGATCCTGCGAAGCCGGACGTGCTGGCAGACATTACCGCCCGCCGTGATGCTATGGAAGATGGCCCGGCCAAGGCGGACATCAACACCCTGCTGTCTATGCTGGATGCCGCAAATGCCCGCGCTGATGCTGCAGAGGACGACACCAAGCCTACCGAAGATGAGGATGATACCTCGGACGATTCCAGCAACCAGCTGAACCATGACAGCGCCGCATCCATTGCCGCGCAGGTCAGCCAGCGCGTGGAACTGTGTCGGCTGGGCGATAAGCTGCATCTGGATGGCATGGAATCCATGCCGGTAATGCAGGCAAAGAAAAAGGTCGTTCATGCCGTTATCCCGGGTATGCGTCTGGATGGCAAGAGCAAAGCCTACATCAACGCGGCTTTTGATATTGCAAAGGGTAAAATCAATGGTCGCAAGACTGTGGCAGACCAGCGTCGTCAGGTGTTCAATGCTGATTCCGCAAATGCGGCAGTCCGCAATGTGGGCAAGAAGAACGACCCTGATGCGGCCCGCAATCGTATGATCCAGCGTCATGCTGGCGAGAAGGAGGACTAAGCTATGAGCAATATGGCAGTACAGATGAACTACGGCGAGCCTAGCCGCGGTATGCCCGGCCTGCTTTATGACCGTGCGAATTACGATGCAGTCACCCGCCGGAACAGCGCAGAGGATGGCAAGCTGTTCTTTGGCTGCGGCGTTGTGCAGGGTGCGGAGCCCGGCAAGGACATCACCCTTCCTGCAACCGGCGCGACCGCCGAGAAGTTCGAGGGCGTTGTGATGTACAGCGCCAATACGGAGATGGACGATGATGGTGCTGTGCTCCTGCGCAAAGGCCAGATTCTGGATGTCTGCCAGACCGGCAAGATGTGGGTGCAGCTGGCCGATCAGGCGGAACCTGCTTACGGTCAGCCGGTTTATCTTGTGATTGCCGGCGACGATGCAGGCAAGTTCACCCCGACCAAGGGCACCAATCTGGCGGTCAAGGCCCGCTTCATCGGTGCGGCCCAGAACGGCATTGCACCCGCCCAGTTCGCAGAGCAGATCTAAGGAGGTTCAATATGGCTAAGTACAATCCTTTCGACCCCGCCAACGGTTACAGCGAGGAAGACCGCCTTGCCCTGAACGGCAAGTGTGCCTCCCTGATTAACCAGGCATATAAGAACCCGTTCCCCGGCACGAAGATTCGTCTGGATGGAGCCGACAATGCAGGCATCTTCTTCGCCAAGCAGCTGGCGCATGTCAAGACCAAGGCGTACGATAAGGACTTCCCGGAGCTGTCCGGCCTGAAGATCTTCCCTCAGACCAGCGAAACCGATGAGGGAGCTGCGTATATCGAATACTACAGCTATGAGCCGGTTGGCTTTGCTGATGTTATCGCCAACTACGCCAGCGACCTGCCCCGTGTCGATGTGAAGGGCACTCCCCATCGTGCGGAAATTGTCAACATCGGCGACAGCTACGGCTACAACGTGCAGGAACTGCGTGCCTGCCGCCGCAATGCGGTGCTGGGTATTATGAAGCCTCTGGACTCTGCGCGTGCTGAAGCGGCCCGCCGGGTGTACGATGTCAAGGTGAATCACCTGATTTGGCACGGCGACGAGAAGACGGGCATCATCGGCGTTCTGTCCTCCGGCAATAACATCCCCATCTATACACTGCAGAACGGCGCAGCCGGTAAGGCCGACTGGGCATCCAAGACCGCAGACGAGATTGCGGCCGACATTGCCGGCATCCTGAACTACATCGACACCCTGACCCAGAATGTGGAGCACCCGGACAGCTGGGTCATGCCCAACGACCTGTACACCAGTCTGAACCTGCGCCGCATCGATGGCACCGGCGAATCTGTTCTGTCCTACATCAAGGATCACACTCCCCAGATTAAGAACTGGGAGGTTGCCGGCGAACTGTCCAAGGGCAACAAGGACTATAACAGCACCGGCAAGAACATCGGCCTGCTGTATACCAAAGACTCGGACAAGATGTCCCACGAGGTTCCCATGGCTTTCCTCCAGCACGCGCCGCAGGATCGCAACCTGGAAATCGTCATCAACTGTGAGGGCCGCGATGCAGGCATGATGATTCCTTATCCTCTGTCTGCCTGCCTGGTCTACGGCCTGTAAGAAAGGAGCAACACCATGAAGATCAAAAACATTTCTGTGAAGCCCATCTGTATCGGCGATGCATCCCTGCTGCCGGGCGATACTGCAGAAGTCGGTGACACCTTTGCTGACGCTGTTGGCTTTTACATCAGCATGGGACTGATGCAGGAAGTGCAGGAGAAGAAGACACGCGGCAAGGCCAAGGCTGGGCAGGAGCCCGATTCCGATGCTCCGGCAGAGGCTGAATCCTGATGGATGCACCTGATATCGCCGCCATTACCAAAATTGTAAAGATGGTGGGCACCGAGTTTAAAGCCATGCCGGATGAAGATATTTCGTTCTGGATTGGCCTGCAAGCACCGGTTATTTCGCAGAAAAAATTCGGAGCGGACTATAACCTGGCCGTGGCGCTTCTGGTGTGTCATGCTATGAAAATGGCAGGCAATGGCGACAGTTCTCTTGGAACCATTGCAAACACCGGGCGACTTGCCAGCGTATCTGAAGGTGGCGTAAGCATTTCCTTTGCTACCAGCACCGCCGGGACTACCGGGGATGCTGAGTACCAGCTTACTTCCTACGGCTTGCAGTTTATTTCGATTCGGAACCGGCACATCGTGCCTATCATGATTCGATAAGGAGACCGTCCCATGGCGGTAGTTGGAGACATCGGACTTGACCTGACACCAGAGGGCAGAGCGGCGATGGAGCGCCTGAACGAACTGGCCGATGTGACTATAGAGGTAGGGTATCAGGCAGGCCAAGAGGCGGCTGACGATGAAACATCACTGGCCGAGGTTGCCTACTGGAACCACTACGGAACCCTCCACAAAGACGGTTCTGTGATGATTCCGGCCCGTCCTTTTATGGACACCATCAAAAAGCACTCGGATGAACTGTCAGAGTTTTCGCAGCAGGCCCTGTCCTCATTGGAAACAGCTGATGCAGTTGCCAATGCGATAGGTTCGCAGGCAAAGTCCATGATTCAGGATGCAATCAAGGATGAGGAATGGGCACCCAATGCGTCCATTACCATCGAGGGCGGCTGGATGATGAATGAATATGGCAAGAAAGGCCCGGTGCCGGTGCATATTGAGGGCAAAAGTTCCACGAAGCCCCTGATTGATACGGGTACTTTGCGTCAGAACTGCCAGTACGTTATCACGAAAGGAAAGAAATGAACATCTTTAAGCAGATGTACACTGTGCGCCGCTATAAGGGCACCAGCTGGGACAGCGGCACGGCCGAAACAGCTTACTCGGATATGCAGCTTCCGCTCGATGTACAGGCCAAAACGCGCCGCAATCAGGACGATGCTTCCGGTCGCTCTACGACCGGCGTTCTGACTGTGTATAGCGATGTCCGGCTTCTTCCTACGGAACCGGATAAACAGACAACGGGAGATCGTCTGCTTTACATGGGGCAGTGGTACGCCTGCAAATCGTCCATCTACTGGGGGAATACCATTCTGAAGCACTGGATCTCGGAGTTTGAAGCCGTTGACGGGGAGAAGGAGGAAAGCATCAATGACACCAGCTGAGTGCCGCGAAGCGGTTCGGACGATGTTTGCAGATTTGTATCCAACCTGCAAGGTCATTTACAGCTATCCGAACGCGGTGCGCCCGCCGCTGCCGTATATTGTCCTCGACTTTGAGAGCATCGACAAGGTTGGCGCATTTGAAACTATCGAAGATGGAATCCTTCAACAGCAAAAATGCAAGCGCATCCTGTTTTCGGCAGAACTGGTCGCGGAAAGCAAAACGACCCACGCCGCAGGCGTAAAAAAGGTGGGGCTCTCAACTGCGGTTGATGACCTCGACCAAGCTGTGCAGTTTTTCGACAGCCAGTATGCGTGCGACAAGATGCGCGCCATAAACATAACGGTGAGCGCCGAAGGGATTCCTGAAGCGATTCATAACAGCGCGCCCGGCGTGGAAAGGGCGCGCTGTTCTTTTTCTGTGAACTTTGTGCAGTGCACAAAAGAGTATGCAGCGTTGGCCCCGACCATCGGAGGATACGAAGCTGACCACAATAGCGCGGCGGCGAAAGCCATTGCCGATGCAGAGGCCGGCTGGTTCGATAAGGTTGAGGTCGAAAAGAAAATCGAAAATGAATAAAGGAGTGATAGCAACGTGAACATTGACAAAATCGTTGAGGTCAACATCCAGATTTCGGAGGCAATGTCCATCGATGGCGGCTACGATACCATCCTTATTATGGGCCCGCTGCCTAAAGCACCCGGCGGGCGCACAACACCGGATGTTGCCGGCTATGCCAATCTGCAGGATCTGAAAAGCGCAGGTTTCGCCTCGGACGACCCTGTATATATCGCGGCAAGCAAGGTGTTCGGCCAGTCTCCGAAGCCCACAGCGGTTATGATCGCCGTGCAGAAGCTGTCTAGCGGTTCCACCGAGAAGGTGGACGTTACCCTTGACCGTGCCATTAGGATGCCGGGATGGTACTGCATTTGCCCAGCGGGCATCAAGGAAGATTTCTACCAGTCCATTGCCGACTGGACTGAAGCAAACGAAAAGCTGTGCATCTGCGAAACGACCGGCATCTCGGCATCGCCCGTTTCTGATGCAATGCTTCGCACTGCGGTCATTCATGCAACGGCAGAGAATGACTGCGTGAACTGCGCTTATGCCGCCCGGTTCCTTTCTTTCGACCCGGGTAGTGAACAGTGGTGCTTCAAGTCCCTGTCTACGATTTCTGCGCAGGCTTTGTCCACAACGGACATCGCAAGCCTTGAAGCAAAAAATATTTCGTACTACACCACTGTTGGCAGTAAGGCCATGGTGCAGGGCGGCAAGGTGAGCGGCGGCGAATGGATTGACACTATCCGCTTCCGTGACTGGCTGAAAACCGAGATTCAGTCCAAGGTGATGAACCTGTTCCTGGGCCTGCCCAAGGTACCGTTTACGGATCAGGGCATTGCACTGGTGCAGAACGCAGTCATTGACGCGCTGGAAGAAGGCGTCCGCGCTGGTGGCATCGTTCAGGATGCATCTTCGGAAGATGGAGAAGCAGAACAGTCCTACACCGTCACCGTGCCCCGCGCGGCCGATTTGGATGCTGCCACCCGTAAGAGCCGCAAGCTTACCGGCGTGACATGGACAGCAAATCTGGCTGGTGCCCTGATTGCTGCAAAAATCAGCGGTACGCTGAATTATTGAGAAAGGAGAACAGCTAGATGCGCGGAGATGTTACCGTTTATTCCCCAAAGAACATCATCTGTTCTATGGGAACGCATATCCCCTCCGGCTTTGCCGAAGATTCCTTTATCACCATTACCCCGCAGGGCGATGGCGTGACCGACGAAGTCGGTGCAGATGGAGAGGTAGTTATCTCTATCCCTGACGATCCCCGCTTTGAGGTGAAGCTGGTTCTTCAGTATGGCTCCAAGACGAACCAGTGGCTTCTGAAGCAGTACAACAACAATAAGCAGACCCCGGGCAACGGACTTTTCAATATGCAGGTCAAGGATCTGGGGGCTAACCCGGATTTCACGGCATCCAAGGCATGGGTTTCCAAGCCTGCCCCGTGCGCTTACGGTAAGACTGGCCAGAGTCAGGAGTGGACGCTGCGGGCTGTTGGTAAGATGGAGCCGAAGAACTGAAAGGAGGAAACCTGATATGAAAATGAAACGCATGGAGATGCGCGACATTACGGTTGGCGAATACCAGTTCAAGGTTCGCCCATTCGGCGCCAAGGATGCCACCTACATTTTTGGCGATGTTGCATCTATCATCCTGCCGATTCTGGGCACCGTGTCGGTTGCTAGCGACGATAAGGATGCCGTCAACATGGAAATGTTTGACGGGATGGACATGGATAAAGATTCGCTGGTCAAGGCGCTTGCCCGCATCAATGGCAACGCATTGAGCAAACTGGTGAGTGAGCTTCTGCTGGATCACAGCAACATCCTCGTTTTGGATCCGAAGAAAAACACTTATGAGGTCATGGGCGAGGATGATTTCGATGAAATCTTCTGCCAGTACCTCGCCGGAATGCTCAATCTTTGTGCTGAGGTCATTCGCTTAAACTTCAGCGGTTTTTTCAAAGATGCGAGCACCCTCTTTGGAGGCCTTATCAAAGTGCGCCGGGCGGGCAGCTCGAACAGTACGGAGAGTTCGACAACGACAGAGTAACGAACCTTGAATGGATTATGTATACCCTGATTCGTGAGCGGGTGGCTTCGATGTACGAACTGACCTATGTTTATAATCTGGATGAAATGCTAAAACTTTACGACCTGATTATGATGCAGCGGGACATTGAGTACGCCAAAAGCCAAGAGGACAGAAGGGGGGATACATAAGTGGCGGCAAAGGAAACTGTAATCGGAAAGTTCGTCAATCAAATTCTGTTCAAGGTCGATAAAAGCTCTGTTGATGACGCAAAAAGCGCTATCAGCGAAGTAAAAGGCTTTGCGGCTAAAGCACTTGGCGCAATCGGCATCGGCTTTTCTTTTACTAAGCTTGCTAGTCTTGCAGAGGAATTTGGCAGTATCAACGATACCATCCGCGGGGCAACCCGCGAGATGGGAGACCAAGCGGATATCCAGCAGAAGATTCTGCAAGGGGCTCAGGATTGTCGTGAAGAATACGGGGTCATGGCCGGAGATGTGACAAAGCTGGTGCAGTTGAACAGTAAACTGTTCCCGGTTGATGATGCTGTGAAGTTTGTTTCGCTTGTCGAAAAGCTGGAAAAAGGCTCCGGCAGAGAAGCAAATCTTGACAACACCATGAGTGTACTGCAAAAGGCTATGTCTTCGGGTAAGCTGGACAAATCTGGCTTTTCTAACTTAAAAACAGCTGCCCCGGAGGTTGTGAAAGCTATTTCGTCTGCAATGGGAGTGTCCGAAAAGCAACTCCAAAATCTGGCCGAGAGCGGAAAACTTTCCGCAAAGCAACTGAAAGAAGCGTTCTTTGCGGCAGAAAGCGACATTCAAAAGAACTTTGATGAACTCGGTTTCGGCATCGGGGACGCTCTTACTTATGTCAGAAATCAGTGGGGGCTTTGGCTTGCAGGCGCAGATGACATGCTTGGCATCACAACCAGTATTGGCAAAGCAATAAAAACCATAAGCGATTTCCTGATGGGAAAGGCACAGCGGCTGACTTCGTGGCTGAAAAATATTGCCGAGAAACTTGGCGGCGTAGAACAGCTGCTGAAGCTGATCGTGATGGTCGCCACAGCTCTGTTCCTTGCAACCAACGGAAGCAAGATTTTGTCTTTCTTAGCGGGCGCAGTGAAACTCCTGCAAGGATTTAATCTGCAAACTGCCCTTGCGGCCGCAAAATGGCTCTTGCTGTTCCTTGTGCTGGAAGATGTTTTTACCTTCCTGCAGGGCGGCGATAGCGTCTTTGGGCGGCTCCTGAGCGAGGCTGGCGTTGATGTTGACGCATTGAGAGAGAAAATCAGTGCGTTCTTCGAGGGAGCAAAGCAGTTTGGCCGAGACGCTCTTGATTCGCTGGGACGGTTCTGGGAGGAGCACAAGGGCTCGATTTTAGTTGTTCTGCAAGCCCTTTGGCAAGGACTGGTTGACCTGACCGCAGACATCATCACATTGGGCGGGCACCTGTTCGACCTCCTGGCTGGCTTAATTACCGGCTTTCAGACCGGTGATTGGACGCAATTCCTGACCGGCTGCAAGGAACTGTGGCAAGATTTCCTCGATATTCTGAATGGTTTAGGACGCGCTGCTTTTGGCGAAACATGGAAACCACTGAAAGAAAGCGCACAGGCAATCTGGGATTGGCTGAAAGGATTCTTTGACTGGTTCGGCGATAAAATCACCTGGGCTAAGAACCTGTGGAACGGCGTAAAAAATTTCTTTACCGGTGGAAATGGTGATGATCCCGATGATTCTGATGAAGGGAACGGTTCTGATAAGAATTCGTCTGGTCCTAGAGGCGTGGGAGGCGGAAAGTCCTCTGGCGGCAGCGGCCGCACAAACAATGGGAAATCACCGACAGGGGCGCAGGCTTCTTCTGGGGGCGCTGCCGCAAGCAGAAATGCTGCCAGTGCGTTTATTTCGGGGGGAAGGCCGGTATCTATAACAACGGCATCGCAGCGGCCAATCGCGCAAACTACTAACACCAAAAACATCACTGTAAAACAGGAAAACCGCCAAAGCTACACGTTCCAAGTGTCTGATCGCGATGCCGCATCCAAGCTGCAGTCTACCGTGAGTTCGCAGTCCTCGCAATCCACAAAGGATCTGGCACATGCGCTTAATTACGGGAGGTGATGCCTGATGGAAGCGACACAGCCCGCTCGACTTGGAGATTTTGAGTTTGACGCTATCATCAAACGCCCGGAAACATTGTCCAGCAAGATTCCTGACTACGCAACGGAAGAAGGATATAGCGCCAGTGACCACATCTGTCTGGAAGCGGTAACGCTCGATGTCACGGCGGTAATCTCCAACGCGCCGATTACATGGGCAGACCGACACCCGGCATCATCGAGCCGGGTGCAAAGCGCAGTAGAAGAACTGCGTCAGCTGTGGGAAAAAAGAACGCCAATGACCTTTACGGCCGGAGGCGATAGCTATGAGAACGTCTGCATCGAAAGTGTGACGTTCCCCAAAGAGGAAAGCAACAGCGAGCGTATTGAACTGAAGTTGAAGCAGGTGTCTATCAATTCGACAGAAACTGCCAATATCAGCATAAAGTATGCTCGCGGAGGAACGTCTAAAAAGAATACTGGCGCGAGCCAGAAGAGCACCTCCACAGCAAAATCTTCCGATAGCGGAAAATCTTCTTCCCGCAGCAGCATTCTTTGTTCTGGGGCAAAAGCCATTGGATTGTTTAAGTGAGGTATAGATGATGGATTTGGAATACTATGAGATCTCTGTACCAGACCGAAACGATTCCATTATGCGCGTGAACCTTGACGAAGTATATTACAATCTTCGGCTGACATGGAACGCATACGGCGGTTTTTGGATGCTCAGCATCTATGATGCAGAAATGAATATTATCCTCGGCATGGCGCGGCTCGTGCCGGGGGCAATTTGGAATTTCTACTATCAAACCCAAGGAGGTCCGCCGGGTGTCCTTGGCGTTGAAACGGAGCAGGAAATAATCGGCCGCAATGATTTTGTGGACGGAAAGGCAAAACTGCTATACCTTCCCGCAAAACAGCTTGGAGTGTAACAGATGGACATCTGGGATAGACAGTACCGAGTAAGAATCGGGAAAAATAATTCTGTCGGTCGTGAAATCGGAAAGCCCAACGAAAAAACGAAGAGGGCTATCCGATGTTCCTTTTCCTGTGAAATTGGTGATAATTCAAGTTCTAATACGGGGAAAATCACACTTTGGAATCTGGCAGATGAAACCTTGCGCCTTTTGGAGCAGGAAGATTGCCTGATTGAGCTGCGCGCTGGATATGGTGATGACCTGCCCGTTATTATGGGCGGTTCTTTGACGTGCTTTGAAACGGAAACAAACGGAGCGGACCGGCAGACCACAATTGAGTTTGTGGACAGCTTTACATCCGCACGAGATACAACGGTGAGCCTGAGTTATTCGGGCGTTGTGAACGGAGAAAAAATCGTCAGGGATGTTGCCCAGGAAATGGGATGTGAAGTCAAACTTTCTCCCAAGGCCAAAATGATCGACTTTAAGAATTTTGCTTTTGTTGGCACAGGAAAGACGCTTATCGGGCGGCTGTGCGATAGAAGCAAACTTCGCTGGAGTGTTCAGAATGGTATTATTCAGATATGCGCACTGGATGAACCGCTAACGATGGCGGCTTATGTCCTTTCGGCCGATTCCGGCATGATTGGTTCACCGAAGCCTTTCTTTGAATCCGCATCGACCAGCAGCAAATCTTCAACGAGTAAGAACGCGAGTTCCAATACGACCAAAAGAAAGGCCAAGAAAGGCATTGAGGTTACGTATTGCCTGAATGGCCATATTCAGATTGACGATTATGTGAAAGTAGAATCCCGAGAGGATAAGGGAAACTACCGGGCGTCAAAAATCAGGTTCATTGGCGATACGGAGGGCGACGATTGGCAATGTGTTGGGCAATTTGTGGAGGTGAAATAGCGTGGATCAGGACTTCCGCGATGCAGTCGTGAGCATCATCGACCAGTACATGAGGGATAATATCCACACCTCGGCACCTGCTAAGGTTGGTAACGTGTCCGAAAATTTCACTGCTGAACTAACGCCGGATTTGAAAGTAACGACCGATGATGATAGGGAAGTACCCTACCCTAAAATTTCGGGCACGGTCATCCTGATGCCTACTGGAGCCGGTGGCACAATCGGGTTTGCCTTTCCCGTGCATTCTGGAGATGGCTGCGTTGCCATTTTCGGAGAGGGTGGCTCCGGAACAGATCTGAAGTGGGATTTATCCAATGCGACCTTGTTGCCGGGCTTGCCTGCATCGTCCAGTGAGCAGGTCAAGCGTGCCGGCAGTGAGGATGCAGCGGTCATGTTTGCACCGACCGCGACCATCACCGTCAAGAAAGACAGCATCGAACTGAAAAAGCAAGACACAACCATAACCTTGAAAGACAGTTCCGTCTTTGTTCAAAGAGGCGGTTCTAACATCGAGGTGACGGATGGCAGTACCAAAATCACCACTCCGTTGCTTGATGTTACCGGCAATACGGAAATCAAAGGCAACATTCAGGTGCAAGGAAACGTGAACATTTCTGGCACGCTGGTACTTGGTGGCATCGTAATGAATACGCATACCCATGCTGGCGTACACGGAAAGACAGGAGGCCCGCAGTAATGGCTTTAAAAGACCTTGCGCTTGCTACTGATGGAGATTTACTTATCAACGACGCAGGCGATTTTGAAATTATCGATGCAGTCAAGCAGGGGGTTCAAATCCGCCTGCGGTGGATTAAGGGCGAATGGGTGTTCAATACCGCTATGGGCACGCCTTACTTTGAAACAATCCTTGTGAAGGTTCCGAATCGAGCCTTGATCGAGAAGGCCCTGCGGGATCAAATCCTTGCCGTTGATGGCGTAACAGGGGTGGGCACCATCAACCTTATAAAGGATGCAAAGACCAGAACGCTCCGAGCGTCTTTTACCGCGACCACCACCGAAGGAGAAATAGAAAGCGAGGTGGAACTGTCCCATGTCGGACTACGGAGTGACGGATAAGGGCTTTCAGATGCGCCGACTGGATGAAATTTACGCCGACATCTGCAAAAGGTTTAAAGACGAGGTTGGAGTTGACCCATCGGAGAACCCACAAAGCGTGATGAACGTCCTGTTTACAATTTTTGCGGATGCCCCGGCGGAACTCTGGGAGGCTTATGCTGCTGCATATCAGCAGCTTTTCCCTAATACAGCCTGCGGTGTTGCGTTAGATAACGTGATGCAGGTGGGCGGGGTGAGCCGCATTGGACAGGCCAAAACTAAGTATTTTATCTCTTGTACTGGCCAAGAGGGAACAGTCATTCCGGTTGGTGCTTTGATTCAGTCGAGCAGCCGACCGCAACGTACTTTTCGGGCGGTCAGCGCATCCATAATCTCCAGCGCAAACTGGAGAAAGCTGGCGATTCGTCCGATTGAAAGCATTGCAGGAACCTTTACGTTTGATTTTGGTGTTTCTCGCAATGCGACCAGTGGAGAAGTTGGAACCTATGCAGAAAGTTCCAGCATCACAAAGAAAATGACCGTGTCCTCGTATGACGATGCGTATTCGCAGATGCTTGCGGCCGTTCAGTCCTTTGATGCCTTGGGAAAGTTCGGAATCGCTATTTCGGACGAAACTGACGATCAAGGAGAGCATTCAATCGTTTTGACTTCATCGGGCGCTGCTGACAGCTTTTCGGCAACGTTGTGCAAGTACATTACGGTTACGGAAGTGACCAGCAACATCCAGTTTGAAAGCACAGAATACGGTAGCTATGTGTTGGCTGATGGTGTTATTACGCAGATTGTCACTACTGTGGATGGCTGGACAGCCTGCACCAACGATATCGCGCCGATAAAGGGCCGACTAACCCAGACGGATGCCGAGGCCAGAACGAGTTACACAAACCGTGTTGCAAGCCGCGGCACCGGCACGGTCGCAAGCATCGTTTCCTTGCTGTACAGCGATGTGGATGGTGTGACCTTTGCGGCTGGATACGAGAACTACAACGATACGACCGATGCGGCGGGCAGACCTCCGCATAGCATTGAAATTGTTGTCCAGGGCGGCAGCGATGAAGATGTGGCCAACATCATCTGGAAAAACAAAGCAGGCGGCATTCGTGCATACGGGAAGCATTATGCTTACGCTACCGACATTAACGGAAATCGGCAGTATCTGGAATTTACTCGAGTGAATGACGTTTATCTGCTGCTCTCTGTTACGGTTACGAGTTCTGGCGGGCTGGACGATGATTATGCGGCGAGAATCAAGGCCCTGCTGATGGAAGAAATTCTTTCAGCAGGGACAACAATTCGCCTGCAAACGTTCATCCGCCCCATCATGGAAAGCGTGTCCGGCGTTGATTATGTTGAAATCCGAGGCTTATTGAGCGAAAAACCGGACATTGAAGGAGTTGCCGATAATTCTATGCTGACAGGCATTGTCCCGGTTGAAATCAACCAACAGCCGGTTCTTAGCATGAGCGGCATCCGGGTGGTGAAAGCATGATTGACGCTTATAAGGAAATGTATGGCAAACTGCCGATGCAGTTTCAACTGGAGTCTTACGAAGAGAGCAAACTGGGGGACTATATTTGCGATACCGTAGATGATCTGAAGGATTTACCAGAAGATTGCGAAATGGGAAGCATTGCCAGAATTATAACCCCACCTGCAATCTATCGAAAGAACTCAGCCGGGAAATGGATTTTGCAGTTTTCCAGCAAGGGAGTATCCTAATGGGCTACGAAGTTCTGAAAGAAACACCTCTCAGCGTTGAAAAAATGTCAAACCTTGATGGCATCATCTGGGCCGTTGCGCCGGAATATGAAAACGCCTCTCTGTTTCTGGGCGGTCTGGAAAATCTGAACAATTTTGATAGCTGCACAGGTGCTTGGCTTGACCGGCTTGGACAGCTGGTCTGCTTGACCCGCCAGCAGGCTGGAGCAATGATTGGAAGCCGAGAGCTCGCGGATAATGACGATATTTATCGCGTCTGCCTGAAGTATAAGGCTTTTGTCAATTCCTGCCGCTGCACGCCGGATGAAATCATTGAAGCAACCAAAATCATCTTCGGAGCAACGCAGGTGGTTTATAGTGAACGCCGAGATGTTCCGGCGACAATCTTCCTTTCGATTTCGGCACCGTTTTCTGATATGGTCATGTCTATTTTGGGAACGCATGACCTTATTGTACGTCCTGCGGGCGTAAAGGTTCGCGTGGACTGCTCGACAGAGGATGCGGAAACCTTTGGTTTTGTGGATCTCAATCCGCGAGTTGCAGGTTTCGGCGAAGGAAAGTTTGCACAGTCCATCAATTAACTGGGGGTGATTTATTATGGCAGAAGGTCGCGCCGGGGCGCTTGAAGATTATGCAACGGTGGCGTTTTCTATGTCTGGCGTGAAGCAAGACATTTCACTGGAGGATTGGAAGAGCGGCTGGGCTTCTATTGTTGGTGGTCTAAAAGGCAAGCCAACAAGCCAGCAGTTCAACATGGTCACATATATTTTGAGTGCCCTGCTGAATCAGGCCATTTCCGACTTGTCTACTGTCAAGGGAACAGCAAACAGTGCATTGCCTAAAAGTGACTTTACGGCGAAGCAGATAGTGGCTCTGTTGGCAGCATACGGGCTGATGGAAGGCTGCGATGCCGATACGATCGATGGCAAACACGCGAATGCTTTCGCACCGTCTACGCATGAGCATTCGGCAAGCCAGATCACAAGCGGGAACCTTCCGATAGAACGCGGCGGTACAGGTTCTGGCACCGCCGCTGATGCCTGCAAAAATCTTGGCGCAATGCGTAATGTGGGAGGCACTTTCACCGGTACGGTTTATTTTGCAAATGGAACGGCGCACTACATTGCATCTACTGGCGATGCTCATGTTAGATCGCTTGGAGTCACGGAGGACGTTACCGCACGCCGTGTCTATGATGCTGTGTATAACGACTACGCTGAGTTCATGCCCCGCGGTGAAAACACCGAACCGGGGGACATCATTGCGCTTGATACATCCAGTCAGACCGAGAGATATATCAAGGCTACAAATCTGTCCAATCGCATTGCTGGCGTCCACACGGATGAATACGCAATGCTCATCGGTGGCAACAAGGTTGAAGAAGGGCAGGACTTCCTTGCGAGGAACCTGCCCCTTTTCATCCCTGTGTCCCTTGCTGGACGTGTTCATGCAAAGGTTGTCGGTCCGGTGCATACCGGCGATTACATCGTTCTTTCCAGCACTCCCGGAGTTGGCCACGCTGTCGGTTCATGCGAGGCGTATCCCGCAAACAAGATTGTTGGGTATGCGTGCGAAGGCGATGATCGCACCGATATGCGCCTGATAAAGGTGAGAGTGGGTGGTGTGTGATGGCAAGAGCGGGCAATCAGATATACGCGACCGATTATACAGATCTGAAGAAGCAGCTTGATGCTGAACTTAACCGACGCGGAAAGTCGGAGGGTACAGCGCAAGGGCAGAGTGTTGGAAGTATGTCTGCATACATACAGACCTATACGACAGCGCCTGGGTCTGGTCGGCAGATTATCAATGAGCACATCCAGAAAATCACACAGCCACTTTCGGCAATCACAGGAAGTTCCATCACACCCGCAAGCGGGAGTGAGGTTGCGGCTGATGTTTTGACACAGGCCGCTGCGGTTCTCAGTCAGCTTAGTGCGATTCCTGAAACGTCGGCATCCAGCGGATGCGCTGGTGCCTGTTCTGGACTTTGCACAACAGGGTGCTACTCGGCTTGCTCAAGCTGTACCGGCTCTTGCACCGGTTCCTGCACCGGCTCTTGCACCAGATCCTGCGCAAACGACTGCGTGGGTTCCTGCACGGGAAGTTGCGTGAGCACTTGTACGGGTACTTGTACCGGCTCCTGCACAAAATCTTGTGCAAACGACTGTTCCAGTACTTGTACAGAGACGTGCACCGGCTCCTGTACGAGCACCTGTACTGGAACTTGTACGAGAGCGTGCGCCAATGATTGCGCTGGCACTTGTACCGGAACTTGCACGGGAACGTGTACAAACACCTGCACAAGCTCCTGCACAGGGTCTTGTACGGGCTCTTGCACAAAAACCTGTGCGGATAACTGCAATAACAATTGCAAAACGACTTGCTCAGGCTCCTGCTCTGGTAGCTGTGATGGATGCTCCAGCACCTGCGAAGGAAGCTGCAGCGCGAACTGTGCTGACAGCTGCGAAAGCAACTGTACAACGGGGTGCAAGTCGTATTGCGCAAACAGCTGCCAAGATAGCTGCTCAGGAAACGGTTGTATGCTCAATTGTGAATCTGGCTGCTCAGACTCTTGCAGAGGTGACTGTGCTAACCACTGCGGTTCACAGTGCACTAGCGGCTGCGACTCCAGCTGCGATGGATGTTCGGGCACTTGTTCTGGTGGATGCAGTGGCAGCTGTAGTGGAGGCTGCGGTGGCCTTTTCTTTTAATTCTTTGCGAAAAGGAGAAATATCATGGAGACGACTATTCATTATGCAAAAAATGCCGATGATGGCATCGAAGCATCGTATCTTCGTAATTTGCCGATGGTCAAATTGCTTCAGCAGGAAACTGTTGACGTGGAAGACTGGGAGATGCTTTTGTCCTCCGTCCCTAGCGGCGAAGACAAACTTTTCTGGTGCTTGGGCTGCACGAGTTCCCTGTGTGCACTGGATGCAACCAACTTTGACGATTGGTTTATTTATTGCAGGACAGTGGTTGATTCCGCACTTGAAGCCTGCAAAATCGACAATGCGGCAGAGGAGCGCAAGAACCTTTTGGCGCTTGGCCTTGCGGCGAGAACATTTAACTTCTCGGCGAACCCGGTGACCGAAGACCTGAAATGTGCCGATACGTTGCGCAGTGCAGGAGAGTATGCCTGCTCGGAAGATGCCGATATCTTTGCCAAATGGTATGTTTTGTGCCTGTTCACAGTATACCTGCGCCTGAATTTCAATGAGAATCTTCGGGCGCTGACATCCGCTATGGGGGCCATGAACAAAATCAGATCTCGTTACCGCCAAATCGTTGAACGTCTCCCCAAAATGGATGCCTGCTAAGGAAGGACGTTAGCATGAAAATTGTAGAACTGACTGCGACTGAGAGTGAGGCCGTAGAGAGGGCGTTTTATGAGACCAAATCTTATGAAATGCTGCTTTCTGTTTTGAGCCGGCAGTTGAACGCAAATGCAAACCCCGAGACGGCCAAAATCATTATGCACTATGCGGAACTGTGCCGTGCGGCGCAGATGAAACTGAAGATGGCACAGGACGCGGTTGTGGCAAAGTACATCGATTTGGACGACAGCGCTTTTGACCGGTATCTGTTCGATTTCAGCCGGGAGGAGGTGCGGTTGTTTGAAAAGCAGACGGTTTGAGGATTACGGCAATTCGGTTCAACGCCTGTACTGCCGGGATCTGCCCGAAACGAGAAGTGCGTGCCGAAATATCACGTTTCAGGTGACGAGCGGGTGCAATTTACAGTGCTCGTACTGCTATGAACACCATAAAGGTGTAGAGCGTATGAGCATCGAAACGGGGCAGAAAATCATTGATTATCTGCTGGGCCTGTACGAGAAAAATGATTCCGATTTTATCAATCGGAACACAAGGGCGGTTGTCCTCGACTTCATCGGCGGTGAACCCCTGCTGGAAGCGCCCTTGATTGAAAAAATCTGTGATTATTGGTTTGCGGAATGCTGGCGGCGCAAAATTCCTCTGGCACCGTTTACCAGGATCAGTTTTGCGACCAACGGGCAACTGTGGTTCAGCCCTGAAGCACAGAGCCTTTTTGCAAAATATCATGAGTTGATGTCCGTCACTGTCAGTATTGACGGAGTGCAGGAACTTCACGATATGTATCGGCTGGATGAGGCTGGAAAGGGTAGCTTTTCAAGGGCGTGGGCGGCTTTTCAAGATGGAAAAAAGTATGGTTGGTATGGTTCAAAGATGACCTTTGTTCCGGGTTCCTTTAAGTATATCGCTGACAGCATCAAGATGATGCTGAACGAGGGATGCGAAAGCATCTCCTGCAATTATGCTTATGAGCCGGTCTATGAACCGAGAAACGGCCGCACTTTATATGACCAGCTGAAATCCGTATCAGACTACATTGTCGAAAAACGCTTGGATGTTGTTCTTACGATTCTGGATAGCGCATTGGGAGGAAAATCCAAGGATGACAAAAACTTCTGTGGCGGCACGGGATCCATGCTGTGCTTTGCACCGGACGGGAGCGCATACCCCTGTGTGAGGTACGCTCCTATTTCTGTTGGAACTGAAAAGGCCAACAAAGTCCGTTTTGGCAGTGTCTATGATGGGTTGTACGCTACGGAAAACCAGCGTCAGGCAAAAGCTGACCTCGATGCAATCACCCGCACATCCCAATCTCCGCAGGAATGTCTGGATTGCCCGGTTTCCGCTGGCTGTGGCTGGTGTTCCGGTCTGAACTATGAATTATTCGGAACGGCCAATAAACGTTTTACAGGCATCTGCTGGGCCCACAAAGCGCGTGTTCTGGCAAGCGCCTACTATCATAACCGCAGGTACATCGAAATCGGGGACTGCCTGCCCATCAAAGCGGAACTGCCAGAACTGGATGCTCTGACGATTCTGCCCTCTTGGGAGTACGACGAATTCCTTGAAATTGAGAAAAAGGCACTTGCAAAATTCGCTGATGCAGTCGGAATCAGCTGAAAGGAGGAACCTTTATGGCAATTCTTATTGCAAACAAACTGCTCGAAACTGAAACCGAAGCATGGTACACATTTTATGTGGACACGCTGGAGGATATCAAGGATTTGCCCACAAGCAAAACAACCGGATCGTCTTACAAGGTCAAAAAGCTGGCAAAGCCGGCGAGCATTGCATACTGCATCGAAATGGCGGCACAGTATGCCCTTGATGATAACGATGAGTGGAGACTGCTTTATGCGCTGCGCTCCGATGTTGCGGACGCTATCCTGAAAAATGTGGAAGAAATCAAGCAGATCGTTGCCAATACCAGCGCATCGGAACAGGCTGCGGCGCGGAGCGCATCTGCGGCAAATGCCAGCGCAATCGCGGCCAGCAAGTCCGAAAGAATCTCCACAGAAAATGCGTCTTCTGCGGCGGCAAGTGAGCGCGCATCGAGGAATAGTGCATTAGACGCAAGAGCTGCCGAAGGAAATACGCTGAACTACATGAACCGGACAGCGGACATTGCCAATCAGGTGGCAGGGTCGGCGGCATCTATCAATTTTGCATTCGGGCCGGATGTCGATGGCCGTTTCTCCTTTTTTGTCCGCAGGAGCAGTTAAAATCACGGATTCCGTGATTTTCTAACAAAAATCAGATTTACAGATGTTGCATGGCTATAATCTGGAAAGGAGTTTCTATGTTCAAAGTTATGCAGCAGTATGGCACCGTAGCCCAGCCGGCCACGGTGTACTACTGCGACGATGAAGCAGACCTGCAGAATATCAAATCTGCACCGATGGGGGCGCAAGCACTGGTTATCCACACAGGCAATATCTATATCGCCGATTCTACCGGGAAGTTCTACCCGATGTAAGGATGGTGGCGTATGATTGATATTTTGACCTACGCAATCGCTCGCAGGAAATCAGCAGCAAAATTGGATGAACTGTATAGTCAGACAAAAGCTGTTGCGGATGCGGCGAAAGATAGTGCAGAGACCAGCAAGGCCGCTGCCGAGACATCGAAGGATCTGCTGAACAAGACGACAGCTGCGGCCCAGCAGGCTGCAGCAAGTGCTGCTGCTACAAACTATGCGCTTGGCCCGGACGAGAGTGGCCGACTGTCGTTTTTCATCAAGAAAAGCACCTAAAAGGGGGTATAAGAAATGGCTGACACATGGGAACTTATCAATCATCCTCTGACCGATGAAACCGGTCTGGTACTGGCCGCTCAGATGAAACGCCAAAATGACATTTTGGCAGGCATTGCTGCTGGTACTGCCGGTGCGGAATTCGTGGATGCAACATTCCGCGGTCTGCTGGATGGCAAAAATACCACAGAAATCTTCTGGAGCTGGTGGCCGCTGTCTGCCGGTGATGGCGTGACGAAGTATCAGCGTCTGGAACGCTTTGCGAAAATGCTCGCAGAGAGCGCTCGCAGCAAAACCTACACCGTTCGCTTCTACAGTGATGATGTGAGTGGTGATTACACCGGCACCCCGCTGGATGATCTGGCAGACGGGCGTGAAGCGGCTCCGCTTCTGACTGACACCAGCCCGGAAACCGCAGACTGGTCGGAAGAGGATCCTTTCACATGGTACATTCGCGCCAATGCGCTGTCCTTGGAAGATGGCACGATGAACGTGCTGGCAGTTGAGGGTGAAACCGGGTTTGATCTTTCCGGCGAAACCGCACCCGTTTACTGCTTCGCTCTGTCCTTGATGCTGAAGGAGTGGGAGGATGGCGCATACCTGTATAACTCTTTCCGCACCTTCGAGGGCGGCGGCTATGATCCTATGGCTGGCGATGTGGCCCCTGATAAGAGTCGCCGCTGGCTGACATGGCACCCGGCTTTCCTTGGCGGCAAAAATTCCAAGGGTGGAATGACCAGCGGTGCTGGACTGCCCCCGATGCCGTGGACAAGCGCCAACGCAGCTATCCCTATGGCTCGTAAGATTACCGCTTATGATGCCCTGTGGACTGACTGCGACCAGCAGTATGTTCTGGCCCAATGGCGGTTGCGCCATTGGACGCTGAGCAACAGCGGCAAGCTGGAGGGCTGCACTGTCTATAATTACCAGTACAGCCCTGCTGTGGCGGAAACTGGAGTAAAGCGAGTGCTCGTGACGAAAGCGCAGGGGGCAAATTTCCTCGTGGGCTCTGCTGTTTGCATGGGTGAGCGTGGCGAGAATACGGGAACGGACCGCAACACGGACTATAATCACAATATTTTCAACTGGGCCAAGATTTCCAGCATTACCAATGTGACCGTGAGCGAGACCGAGTATGTGGCTCTGAACCTTGAGTTGGATTCTCCTATCGACACTACGACCACGATGCTGGTATCTACTATGCCGTGGGAGTCCGGCACAACAGAGGGCGTGCAGGGGCATAGCGATGGATGTCGGGGTAATCTGACGAACGGAAAATATCCGTACCGTGTGGCCGGCATCGAGATGCAGATCGGCGCTTATACGGAACAGCTTGACCCTCTGTGGAAAGCCAGCATCGTGGACGATGACCACTGGCACTATGACGTGTTCTCCTGCAAGAGCGGTGAGAAGCAGGTTGGTTCTATCTCCTCGGACTATGCCCAGACCGGCTCCTTCGACCTGAACGACAAGGCGACTTGGTCGTGGCACTATATCCGTAAGCTGGGCAAGTTGGGTACGGAAGCCATGATGTATGAAAAGTTCAATGGCAGCGGTTCCACCTATGTACGGGCTGCGTTTGTTTCGCCCAGTTCGGCGGGTCTGTACGCCCCGTGGCGCGGTGGCTCCCTGACTGACGGTGCTAACTGCGGCCTGCCTTGCGCGTATGGCAACGGTTCCCCGGCGAACTCGAGCTGGTACGGCGTGCCCCGGCTTGCTGGCTCGGGCAAAAAGAGAGGGTGAATATGTGCCGTAGGCACATAGAGGGGGTGTAACCCCCCTAATCCCCGTTCACGTTTCCCAGCTTGCGCCGATGGTTTACCATCGGCGCAAGTCGATTATTTTATGGAGCAATGAAGCGGCGTGTGGCTGCGTTTATTTCGCCCAGTTCGGCGGGTCTGTACGCCCCGTGGCGCGGTGGCAACCTGAATGACGGTGCTAACTGCGGCCTGCCTTGCGCGAATGGCAACAATTCCCCGGCGAACTCGAGCTGGAACGGCGTGCCCCGGAATGCTGATGATAAATAGCCCTCAAAAGGGCATAAGCGTTTCATTGCGCCTGTGGCTTGACCACTAAGATCATGTTATACCGACACCATGTAGCTGAGCGTTTCGAGATATACGGACGCATTGGTGAGAGCGTGGCCGCAGTTTTTGGGACTGCGTGGCGGTGAGTAGTAGAAATCCGTTTTGCCTGATTTAAGGCCTGAAACGGCAACCGAAATCCGTTGAACATCAGCAAGTTTGGAGGCTTTAAGGATATGAAAACAAAGAGGTACTTGTCGCTCAATCATGAAATGTGCGAGCGTGCTGTCCTTGAAGCTTTTGATAAGAAATGGTTCCGCCGGGATTACCTCGCTACGGTGGAAAAATATGGAGGTGTAAGCCGTGCACAACTATCGAGCGCCGCCCGCGTAAACGACTGGAACCCGCGTTTAGAAGCCGTAAATGGGATTGCTCTTGAAATGGAGCAACGGATAGAAGATTTGTTGGACGGAGAAACAGACGACCTTGATCTTGACCCTGTGAGCGTGTTCTACAGAATTGATGGAATCAGCATGAAACGGCGGGAACTGTCTAACTGCTGTCCAATGCACCAAGCTTTTGGGCATTTGGCGGTACTTGGACTTCGCCCGTTGCTTCAGGCAAAACTGTTGCCGTATCAATTTGCCAGTATTCCCGGCAAGGGACAAATCGCTTTGAAGCGTCAAGTCGAGCGTTGGCTTCGCAGAAAAAGTCTTGGCATACAGTATGCAATAAAGCTGGATGTGCAGGGGGCATACGCCCACACAAAACAGGAACTTGTGATGAAGATCCTGCAGAAAGAAATCCCGGGAGCAACATGGCTTCTGGCTGTTGTCAAATGTCTTTTAGCAATGGCTCCGGGTGATGGATTGCTTATCGGCGGCTATCTTGAAGCGTGGCTTTTTAACCTTGTTGCCAGCTATATGCTGGTCAAGGTCATGAGTTATGCAAAGATTCGCCGTGGAGCATCCACGCAATTCGTGATCCGCAGCGGTAGCTATATGGATGACCTTGTTTTGTTTGGCCGACGATGGGCTGACATACAGAGTGCAGCCCGAAAATTGACTAAGTGGGCGCTGACCGAACTGGGATTGACAATAAAAAACGAGTGGGTTCGTGTGGACTTTCTTAGCGCCGCTGAAGAGCATCAACGCAGACACCTAACGGGAGCGGCAAAAGGATGCCCGGGTTTGGATATGGCTGGCTATGTGATGCACCGTACCTACACCACGATACGCCCCAGAATTTTTCTGAGGGCTCGGCGGCAGTACATTCGAGCCAAGGCTGATGTTTCACGAAATGGATATGTGCCGGTCTGGCGGTCATACAAGCTGGTCAGCTATAACGGCTATTTTGACTGGACAAAATCTCGTGCAATCAGCGAAGCCTTAAAACAGAAAAAGCTGTTCACGGCCGCAAAAGTAGCAATCCGCGTAACGGCACAAAGAAATGCAATGAAGAAAGTGAGGATAGCAGCATGATTTTTACCGAGAACCTTGACCATAATCCGCAGGCGGTAACGCTGGAAAAACTGCCGGACGGTACGGCTTGGCTGTACCTGCGTAAGGACGCTCATGAGGTACGAACCGAGGCTCCCGAAGGAGAGCAGGGCGGTACTTCGTGGGAGTGCACCACGGCTCTTTGCAAGTTGGGTTCCGATTATGCAGAGGAAACCGTGGAAAGCATCACGGCGGCGGCTGATGATTGGTGGGTCTATGCAGAAGCATGGACGACCGCTGATGAAGCTGCGCCCTCTCTGGAAGAGCGTGTGAGCGTGCTGGAAACTCTGTTTATGGGAGGTGAGCTGTAATGGGCAAGGAACAGTTTTATCGCACTATGTACCGCATGAAGAAGATCACCGCTGCAGGCGTGTGGGAAAAGGTTGACGAGGGCGAGCTGACCAAGGCGCAGGCCTTGCGTATCTGCGGTCCGCGACCGAAGGAATCCTGATGGAAGGTGCTTTTATTTGAGCCGAGAACAAAAGCTCGAAGTTTTGTTAGCATCGGCGGTTCATCTTCTGGATTGCTGGGAGGACATTTCAGCTGAAACAGGAGAAGAGCCTGAAAATTATGGTGAGCAGAGAGCAATCCTGCAAGCCGAATACGATGCTATAAAGTGTTGAGAGAAGCCGTGCTGATGGTCAGCGCGGCTTTTTTGTTTGGAATAGAGGTGGATTTTTTGATTTCTCCGTATAAGGGCACTTTCAGAGTGTCGCAGGCATACCGAAACCTGCGAGCAAACGGTACATATCACCAAGGATATGATCTCGTGGGCATTGGAGACAAAAGCATCTATTGCCCGGTTTACGGTACGGTTATTCGTGCTGGATGGGAGTGTGCAACGCTTCCGAAGAAAGGTTTTGGCCAGCGTGTTGTGGTTCGTATCGGCAGCACTGCCTACTATATGTATTTTGGGCATCTGTCCAAAATCAACGTGGCCGTCGGGCAGAAGCTGAAACCGGGAGATCTGATTGGTGTTGAGGGCAGCACCGGCCACAGCACCGGAAGTCACCTGCATTGGGAAATTCGCATCAACGATATTTCTACTGGGTATGTATCGGTGCATCAGTACGCAGGCATCCCGAATGTGGCAGGCTCTACTGCATACACGTCCAACTGGGTCGCAGAACTTTTCGGACCCAGCAACCTGAAAAAGTCCACCAGCGGCTTCCCGCAGCGCTTGTACAATTCGGTGCTGCAGGGTGCACTGGGAATCGACAAGGACGGTATCTTCGGGGCGAATACCGAAAAAACAGTCAAGGAGTTCCAGAGTGCTCACGGTCTGACAGCTGATGGCATTGCTGGAGCAAAGACAAAGGCGGCTCTCGCTAAGCAGCTTTGAGAGAAAGGGGTTATAATCTATGAGCGTTATGAATATTGTTACCGCCTGTATCGTGATTCTGATTATGGCAGTTCTGTCCGTCGTGGCGATTCGCTTCGGCTATAAGGCGCTTCTGATCGAGTGGGCAATCGATGCTATCTCCAAAGCGGAGAAGGAGTTTGTTGGTACCAAACTGGGCGAGGCGCGCCTTGCGGTTGTTGTGTCTTGGCTGCGCGAAAAGGTGCCTGCACCGATTCGCTTCCTTGTGACGGACGACTTAATTCGCAAAGCAGTCCAGACATCGTTTAACGCTGCAAAGTCTGGGCTGGAGGTGCTGAAGAATGCTTAAGCGGCTTGTGGATTGGCTCTTGGATCGTCTTCCCGTAACGAGATGGATCGAATTGCTGACACAGCCGGAGGACTGAAAGGAGGATGTAGGTGCTTGCAGAGACAGCTGAAACAGTCACTGTCGCCGTTCCGGCGTGGCTTTTAGCGGTAGTTGCTTTTCTTGGAACACTTCTGGGTGGAGCGATTAGTTTTGCTGTGAATCAAATCCTTATCAAGGGAGCTGCTGATCGTGCCGCAAAGAAACGCGAAAAGGACGATGAGCAGCGCCGAGAACGGTATATTTTGCAGATGGACAGCCGAAAGGCTACATTTGACCTGCTATCCTGCATTTGTGCCGGCATTGAGCGAATGGAGACCGAAACGGGTCAGATTTATTGGAATGGAGAACTGAAAAGAAGCCTTGCACATCTGGAAGGTGTGGATGAGCGATATAGGGAATCCGACCAACGCCAGCTTGCCGACCTGAATACTCGGAGCAAATGATTACACCCCCGTTACCCATCAGACTATAAGTCGAAGTGGGTAACGGGGGTGTTTTTTTGCTTTTTTACGATAAAAAATAACAAGATTCGTGATAATCTAACATTTTCCTGACTTTTCCAGTGGAAAAAGTTATCTTTTATTGTAAGGAGCGAGCGAGAATATGATTAGAATTTTACTGTCCAAGAAGCTAGGCGAGCTGAAATGGACGCAAGCAGATCTGGCACGCGCCACGGGCATTCGCCCCACTACAATCAGCGACTACTACAACGAAATCGCCGAGCGGATGAATCTGAACCATTTAGACCTCATCTGCGAAGCGCTGGACTGCAGCCCGACTGAGATACTGGTTCGGGAACCGAATCCTGAGCCGAGGGTGCGAAACCGGACCGGCTTTGAGAAGCCTGTGACAGGCCAAAGAAAAGACGGCGAGTGAGAGAGGGGACAGCGTAAAGCTGTCCCCTTTTTTCTATTGACGGTAAAACGGCGTTGCAGTATGATAATATTGAAGGGAGAAGATGGTATGGTAAGAGTTCGAGTTTTTGAAACAGGCACTTTGGACGATGATGCAATTACAGCAATTGTTTATAATAATGGTTATCCCGTAAATGTTATAGCCGATAAATGCTATCCGTTCCCTCGGGGAAAAGCCTTCGTTCTGGACGCAATGCGTGGATTTCCTAAAGCAATTCCGTATTGCAAAGAAACTGTCTCCGAAAAGGCAAAAGAAATTGAGAAGTCTCAAGAAGTACCTTTCTGGGATAGAAAAATGCATTTGATTTGTGACATAACTGACAATGGGAAAATAGTATTGTACAGAGATGCTATGTCCTGTGCAGGAGGAGAGATTTTTGGATGCCCAGATGATTGCTCTGGAAGTTGCGCTAAAGATCGCCATGTTCGTAGAGAGTTGAATGAATTTTCCGTTGAGTATGCACATAGCCTGACATCAATTTGACAGCAATTTTTGAAGTACTCAAAAACACACAATGGAAGTAACGGAATTTATGCACGCAAAAACCGGAAAAATGGATTTGATATAACCAAAAACCTGCTTTCCGGAATCGAGCTCGAATAATGGAATTACGCGAACTTTCAACGTTGCTATGAGCAAAAATCGAAAGAAAAATCGCGCTGTGGCATTAGTTTGACATTAAGCTGCGAAAAAGCACACAGAATTATAATTCAACGAGCCTTCGCGGTTTAACATTTGAGAATAATTTGAAAGACCCCTGAAAGTGACGAGAAATCGAAACTTTCAGGGGTCTTTTTGACATTATTGACATTAAGAAATGACCGTGACATTATCGAAAATAAGGCGCTGTTGCCTGACAGTGGGGTGATAATGGATCTTGAATCCGGCGGCACGGGCAGAGCATCAATGTGTAGCACGATTGCACAGATGAATGAGGAATTTTCCTTCAACGGAAAGCTGGAAGAGCACCTGCGAATCGGCTTTAATTTGGAATTTTTGAGCGAGGCTTTGAAGTCGATGGAAGGAGACGAGGTCAGCGCATGGGTGGTCGGCCATCTGTCCCCCGTAGCCAATGCAGAAACCTGTGTTGGGTTTGTAAACTTTCAGCTGATTCATATTTTCCATTCGTGAACATGGCTCAAAGGGAGAACCACAAAAATATAAACCTTTTATGAAATCCTCTTGACAAAGTGGGAACGGGCAGTATAATAAAAATGAACATTGTTCATATTGAGGGTGACTACATGAATACGATCGTGACCTCCAAGGAAGAGATCTTAA